AGGCGAACCCGACCCTGATGCAGGCCATCAGCCAAGGGATCCCACAGAACGCGACCAATGGCATCGGCGTGGTCTCCGGCTACGGTGTCGGCGCCGGTAACGGCGGCGCGGCCCCGGCGCAGATCTCTGGCACCGGTGGACTCGGCAGCCCAACGGTCGACGCCTCAGGCTCAGGCTCCGCGACATCGTTCGGCGGCGCGCTGGCGGTTGACTCCAAGCAGATGGTGTCCGCGACAACTCAGATCGCGACCCCGGTCGCATATGGTGGAAACTAATGACTTTGTACGGCCCTAATGGTGGTGTTGTAAACGGCCAGCCGATCAGCCCCTTCTTCGGCGCGCAGAATGGCGCCGCCACGCCCGGTAGCCCGATCATTCCGTTGCCGGCGCAGGTCAACGCTCCGCAGGTAACACTGTTGGAATCGGCGGCCCGCGGCGCGGTACCGCGCAACGCTATCGTCGCCTCGATCAACGGCGTCAACGCCGGAGCGGGCGACAACATGTCGGTTGATGAAGCCATGGGCTCCGGTAACGGCGCGCAGGTTAATCTCGGGGCTCCGGTCAACAGCTCATCCGGCAATCCGGCGACTAATGGCGCGATCAGTAACCAAGAATTTGTCGGCGGTATCATCGGCGCGGTTGCCTCTTCGGCGAACGGCCCCGCCGCGACCAACACCGAGACGCTGACGTCCGCCCCGATTTCTGGCGCGACGGTCGCGGTGAACGTCAGTCTCGTGGCCAACGGGTTTCAGGGTTAACGTGTCGGACGTCAGCGGCAAAGAGCCCATCGACAATGTGCGCCTGCGGCACCGGCCGAACGCGCCACTGAAGCGCACGGCGAACATGCACAAGGCCGGCAAACCCACGCGCTACGCGGCACAGCCGTACTCGGAGCTGTACCCGCCGCGGGCCATGCCAACTCCGCGCACAGCGAACGCGCACCGCGATGCGACGATCCCACCTCTTCGGACAAGACAACGACCATGACCTACTTCTTCAACAGCTCGACCGCGGCCTCCCCGGGCCTGCAGGTTCCAACTCCCGGGCAGCCGCTGCCGGGCATCCCGCCGAATATGTCGGTCATGGCCGCGATCAGCGCCGGCCTGCTGCCGGCGAACGTGCTTCAGACCAGCATGGGCGTGGCGGACTCGCGCCCAGGGCGCACCGTGCTGGAGGCGCAGGGGATGGGTCAGGCGAAGGGCGCAGGCCAGTCTGCTGTGAACCCGTACATGTTCCCGAACGGCGGCGCGGCCGGCGGCGCGGGCCCCGGAGCCGGCGGCGTGAATCAGACACAGGGCCCGACTTCGGGCGAGACATCGCTTCTCGTAGCGGCGGCCCAGGGCACGCAGTCGGCGGTCAACGGCGGCCTGAACCCGGCCGCGGCGATCAACTCTCCGAATCTCACGATACCCGCGCAGCCTGTGTATCAAGGTTAACACATGACCATTTTTTATCCTAACTCCAGCATTCAGAACACGGCCGGCGACAACCCGGTCGCCCCCGGCAACGCGCCGGTGCCGAACGCGGCCGGGATCATGAACGGCAACCCGGCCGGCTCGCAGTACCAGCCGCAGGGCGTGCAGCCGCCGTTGCCGATGAACACGCCGAGCGCGCCACTGACGACTCAGATCGCGAACGGCCAGATCCCGCTGCAGACGCAGCCGACGAACGCGAACGTTGCACCCGGTCTCGACTCATTGCTCGCGCAGATGTCGCGCGGTCAGGTTATCCTTTGCGACTCGACCTATGGTCAGGGTTCGCTGGTGCAAAATTTTCCCGGTGGCGGCGGCAACACTGCGGCGACGATCGTACCAATCCCAACCGGGCCCGCGAGCGGCGTCACGATCGCAACCCCGCCAGTCTACACAGGCAACTAACCATGAAAGTTTTCCTCGCGCTGATTATCGCTCTTGGTCTCGGCTCCTGCGCACAGAACACCGAGCATATGTACGCAGGCATCGTGATCGAGTACCAGAACGGGAAAGCGGTCGACGCGCACCTGCTCGGTGTCGCATTCTCGAAAGCAAAATGTGAGGCCGGCGTGAAGAGCGCCGCGGCGGTCGCGAACAGCGAGCCATCCGATGGATCACATTATGTGGTCGGGTGTGCGGAGTTTGTGCCGTTAATCTCCGCAGATGGCGTGTCGAAATGACCGAACCATGCAAGCACTGCGGGCACTGCCCCGCCTGTGGACAGCCGATGCCGGTGCCGTACTATTACGGGCAGCCGTACTACGTGCCGCCCACGATTCCGCATTACGGCTGGGGCGGTACCGCGATTCCTTTGGGCACTACCCTCTGTGGCAGCACGCTTGGCGCGGTGGCGTAAACTAACACGGCCATCTGAGTGGCAACCCTAACAATCGTCCAGACGTACTCCACACCCGGGGCGTACGTCTGGACCCCGCCGGGGCTACCTGAGGGCGCGGTCCTAGTATCAGCGACTGTCACCCCTGTAGTGATCGGCGGCGGCGGCGGCGGCGCAAGTGGCCCCGCGGCTACTAACAGTGCCGCGAGCGCGGCTGCCGGCGGCGGGGGCGGGGGCGCCGGTTATGCGACCGCGACCTATCAGCTCGTAAATCTTCCCGCGTCTGTGGCGATTGTTGTCGGTGTCGGTGGTCTGGGGGGTGTGGCGGTTGTAGCGTTGCCGCCAGCAACCTCCTCCCCTGGAAACAATGGCGCTACTGGGACGTCCTCTTCTTTTGGTGGCACCCTACTTGTCGGCCCCGCGGGCGGCTCGGGATTCGCAAACACTATCGGCGGCGCGGGCGGCACCGGCTCAAATGATGGCACCCGGTCCCCGACTGGAGTCGTTGTACAAACCGGCGGCGCAGGCGGTATGGCCGGCGTTGCACCAACAGCCGGCGCAGCGGCCACGCTCGCGGGCGACGGCGGCGGCGGCGGGGCAGCTGCCCAAGGCACGTCGCCATTCTCATTCGCTGGAGCGAATTCCGGCAGCGGCGCGATTGGGGGTGCCCCGGCGATCAACGGTAACGGCACGAGCGGTGCGGCCGGCTACGCGGGCGCCGGCGGCGGCTCGACCTATACGCCTTACAATACGAGTACCGCCAACTGGTCGGCGGGTTCCGGCGGGGCCGCGACTTTCCCAGGCGGTGGTGGCGGCGGCGGCGCAATGGCTGCCAACGACGAGCTACACAGCGCGACCTCGGGCGCAGGCGGTCTCGGCGCGAACGGGATGGTGGTTGTTACGACGGTCTACGTCGTGTTGTTTCCCGCTACCGTCGCTGGAGGACAGCAGCTGACTCCGAACCCAAATGTTACTGCGGTAGCTGGCATGGGCGGCGACAAGTGGGGCGCGAACGGTGGCGGCATCAACCCGATCGGCGGGGGTGTCACCGGCGTGCAAGGTTGGGACGAGCGCCTGAAGGTGACAACTTCCGACGGTCAGCGCACGACGACCTACGAAGTGAACCCAATCCCGGTGATTGCTAAAGGTGCTCCGACGCAGTCCGTGTTATCTCAAGTTTCCAACAGCGCGCTCTCGGAACTGAGTTTTGATGATACGCTCCCAGGTGGAGGAAGCCATGCAGGATAAAGTCATATTCGTGAAACAACGCGGCGGCGCAGCGAAACCGAGAACATGGATCCTGATCGCGCTACTCGTGGCCGGGCTCGCGAGCGCGGCAATGAACATCTACCTGATGCGCCACCAGACCATCGAGATCATCTACACGTCGCCGGTGCTACCGACGACACAGGTAAAAGACAACACTGACGCCGACGTCGGTGTCGTACACATTTTGAATGATGGTGGGATGGGGGTATGCACCTTTGCCGACGCCATCTGTTGGACAAGAACCTAAGCCAATCTGGACATGGTGCGTTTGCACCGTCGCAGAACTTCGCGGCGATAACGCGCCGGTCAAATGTACCGGATGCGGAAAGGCGCTGACGTACTGCGATATACCGGTGCACTACCTGCACCGGCACTGGCACCTTCACTGCGCCCTGGACAGGCTCCCGGGCGCTGATAATCCGTATGCGCCCTTGGGCGGTTCGGGGTTTTGATTCGTAACTATTTAAATAACGCAGCGCGCCGCCGCGCTCGATAATCCGACCAAGTCGGCGACGATGATAATGCGCCTCGGCGCTTAGGAAAAAATATGAGTACCCTCGGAATTTTCAGGGACGACTACTACAACTCGATCTCCGTGCTTGCGGCAGCGCAGTACACGGCCACGGCGCAGGCTTCTGGCGTATTAGCCGGCGCCGCTATGGCCGGCGCAGAGCAGTGCTTCGTTCTGAACACTACGGCCACCGCGCTGACGACCGACTCCGCGATCAACATCATCGCGGCGATCCAGAACGCGGTCGCGGTTGCGGTCAAAACCTCTCAGGCTAATGGCGGCGGATTCGCCACCGGCTTGGGCGTGCCGAACAACCCGTCCCTGTTCCCGAACCTGTTCAATCTGTCGTGGACGCTCATTATCGAGAACACGGCGGCCACGCTGACGCTTACCGGCGGTGCGGGAGTGACATTGCTGGGCACCGCTACCGTGACGACCGTCACGCAGCGCACATGGGTCGTGACCATCACGTCCCCGACTACTGTCACGATGCAGACCGTCGGTCAGCAGCTGACCTCCGTTTAATTTTTTCAAGAGGAATTTTCATCATGGGCAAGAAAGAATCAGCCGACATGCGCGGCGAAGAGTATCTCAAGGGCCGGCGCGCTGGCGTTGAGGGAACATACGGCAAGACCCGCAAGGGCGTAGCCGAGGAAACCATTATCGGCGGCTCAGGCGAGCAGTCCGATGGCGGGACGCTTGACGTCGAGCTGTCGGGCGCGGCCGCCCGCATCTACCGTAACGCGGTAGAGAATCGCGAGACCCCAGATGGCGATAAAGCATTGACCGAACGCTAGTCGTGCCATCAGTTTCCCCAGCACAGGCGCGGCTTATGCGTGCGGCAGCTCATGGCTGGAAAAAGCCAGGGGGCGGCGGCCCGTCTGTTGCTGTGGGAAAAGAATTCCTGCACGCGGATGAACGGAAGCGGAAGGGCGCACGCTCGAAAGAGCAGGTGCATGACCGCAAGCAAGAAATGGACTCCTGGGCCTCCGGTGGTGGTAAGCACGACCGACGGCCCGACCCGAATCGAGTTAACGCGGACCGGCGCAAGCGCCCGTCATACGCGAGGCCAGACACATGATCGGCGATGTACAGCACAAGCGCGGCGCGAAGGCCGAAGCCTACAAAGTGAAGAACTCGAAGGGCCGCAGCCACAAGACCATCGCGCCCGGCAAGGAAGCGAAGGACGATGACGGCGACGCGGGCACGAGCAGCGTCGCGCGCCGCATGACGAAGGGCATGAAGCCCGGACCGGGCCGTGACAAACAGGATCCAGGCAAGCAGCAAAGCCGTCAACTCTCGACGCTCGATCTGTGGTGCCAAGGCAAGAAGGACTGCTACAAGTGACCCTTCGGGTTAGCTCTCACGTTCCGTTGGCGGCCGTCACTACCCGTGCGACGCAGCCGCCCGCTAGCGCCGTCACGCTGCCCGCCGGTGCGCCGACCAATGTGATTAACCTATCCCTTAACCCCGGCTCCTACTATGTATGGGGGATCGTCACATTCGTTTTGAATGGCTCTACTATAATCGGTGAACAGATTGGCATCAGTGATATAACCCAGGCGTTTGTGGCGGAGGCAGGGGATTCGGTTATCGCTCCGAATCCTAACATGTACTGGCCTTTTGCAACAAATTCCACGAGCGGTAACCATACGATGGAGGTTGGGCCGGTAATCGTGACCGTGACCACTCCTTTCACGTTAATTTTTCTTGTAGCGCAGCAGAACAGCTCCACCGGGACCGTGACCGCGTACGGCACGCTCCGCGCCTCACTTATCAGCGCACCCTAACAGGACATCAGAATGTCAATTGACACAACCTTTAAACCGCTCGGGCCATCCATCGGGGTCACCACGACCCCGGTGCAGGTGAGCACGACCGACGGCTGCGGCAAGACAGCGGTACGTGTCATTAACACGTTTACCGCTCTCCAGGCGTTTTGCTGGGCGCCGACCGCCGCGCAGGCGGCCGCGCTCGCGGCCACATTGCCGGCCACCGGCGTCGGGCTCGCGGCCGGCGTGACATCCCCGAACACAGTCTTCATGTTACCCGGCAGCGTGGAAGTATTCGAGATCGCGTCAAACATGTTCTTCTGCGGCAACGGCTCCGCCGCATTCATGTTCTTACCGGGAATTGGCGCCTAATGGCTAAGTTAAACGCCGCTGCACGGAAGAAGATTCCCGGCAAGGATTTCGCCGGCCCTGACCGCTCGTACCCGATCGAGGACGCGAGCCACGCCCGTAACGCGCTCGCGCGCGCGAGCGGCAAGTCGATCGAAGGCAAGGTGCGCGCTGCCGTGCACGCCAAGTTTCCCGGCATCGGGAAGTCGCGCGGTGAGCGCGCGGACAAGTTTATGAGGACCGGAAAGTGAGAAACAGTGTTATCCCCATGCTCGCGGCCGTCTTCCCAAGCGGGAAGGTAGCGAAGGCGCAGGACAAGAAACGCGCCAAGAAATCGAAGGGCGAGAAATCCGTGACCGAGCCGGGCCAGCAGCACGGCGAGCTGTCGTCCGACACGCCGCCGACGCCGGGCCAGTTGATCAAAGCATCCGCGAAAAGTTCGATGCGTAACGCGACCGAGAGCTGGGTCAGCGGACATATTAGCACGAAAGAACACAACGCGCTGCACGCGCGCGCCAAGCACGTGCTCTCAGGCAAGAAGGTGCGTGAATTCAAGGGTACGAGTGGCGAGCGCTCGTTCAAGAAAATCCGATGATCATCCGCCTCAACGTGCGCGTCGGAAGTTGCATCTGTACGGTTCGCATCGATCGTAGCTGGCAAGTAGGCTAATGTCAGCCGGCATCGGGAACCGATACCTTCAGGGCTCCCCTGTCCTGCCGTACGCCCACTTCATGGCGTACCAGAACACGGACATTTTTTTCGACCTGCAGTTCGTCGATCATACGCAGACGCCGGTCACACCGACCGCGATCAGCATCGAGATCGATGACCTGACCAACAGCATCGCGATGCTGAACCCCACGATACTCAACCCGGCGGGGAACTCGGTCGCCGGTCCGCCGTGGTTGTTTTATCCCGTGTTCGGGCCCACGTCCATGTACCTGCAGATCCAGGCACCGATCTGGACGATGTCGTTCCCGTACATCGGCTCGCAGGTCTGTCAGGTCGGCATGACGTTCACGGCCACGGACTCTGTCACCGGACAGCCGTTCACATCCACGCAGGTTGTCGCGATCGTCGAGATGGTCTCCGTCGCGACGGTCAGCGGGCAGACCCCTTAAACTACTACGAAGGTGAGATATCGTGGGTATAGCATTCCACCAGCTTTTGCTGGATGACATGATTGCTGTCGCGCTGCTGGGTGACTCCGCTGCGATGGGGCGCATCAAGTTGCCGGATTGGCAGCGGTATCTGCGCGGCACCGTGATCGCTGTCGGACCCGGTAAGATGCTCCCGTATGGCGACCGCGCACCGATGGAGTGCAAGGTTGGCGACACGGTGACGTTCTCACCGACAGCCGGCATGGCGAGCGACTACGGGGTTGGCAAACAAGTGCGTTTGATGAGAGATCCGGATGTAGATTCTGTGGAGGAAGCCTCATGATACTCACGCCGGAACTCCAAGATGTTGCGGCACGCACGCACGTGCTGCGTGACCGAGTCTTAGTGAAGATTCTTCCGTATGTGCACCCAATCTTGGCGACGCCCGGAGTTGAGGTGAGCAAAGGGGTTGTGATCGCAGTCGGCTACGGCAGACGGCAGCGCCGTAAGGTAGAATTTAAACAGAGCATCAGCGGCGGGGCGCCAGTGATTGGCCCGGACGGAAAGACCGTCATGAAATTTGCGCCCTCACGCCTGAACGACCGTGCACTGTTTTTTGATGACGGCGATGAGACGGGGCGCATAATTCCGATGCAAGTGAAGCCGGGCGATGTAATCGAGTTTGGATTCAGAAACGTGACGTTGGTGGATTTTGACCGTGTCGGGTTCCCTGGAATCGGCCATCTCGCTTTCATCTGGCAAGCCGCAGTTTATAGCATCGATCCAGACGAGTCTTTTGAAAATTGTCTTCTTTGGCAAGAGAGCGCAGGCCACGACCGTCAAGGGAACTTTATGAGCGGACAGGAGAGTTGGGCCCGTGCTTAAGCAATCTTGGCGTGAGTAACCGTAAACCAAAGACCGGAAAGGCGGACTTCGCGCGTCAAGTCTGCGACGCCATCAAAGACGGCTCGCCTGATATGTACAACGGCGCCGCCAGACGCGTTGTGCCGATCGAGGAAGCCGAGAGACAGGGATGGCCGCACTACTACGACGGCAAGACCGCGTGCCCCCAGGGGCATGTCGCCGCCCGGTACGTCTCAAATCCTGCCGTCTGCGTGGATTGCCGGCGCATCGGCGACGGTAAAACTGCGATTTACTCGAAAACCGAATTTCTGGACGCCCTGACAGGCCATCCCGTGTACGTGGACCCGGTCGCAAGCGACAGATTCGAGTGGACAGACGAAAAAAAGCGCCAACTGTTGACCGCGTGGATCAATACCACCGATATTTTAGCCGCCGCGAAGACAATTGGCGCGCAACCGTCGCATGTGATCGATCTTTTGGCGTCGGATGTCGAATTTAAGGCCGCTTACGAAGACGCGCAGCGAAAAGTCGAGCAAGTGCAGCTCTGGTCGGTCGAATCAAGGGCCGGCGGCGGTAGTGATCGCCTTCAGTTGGCGATGGCGCAGAGTAAATTCACTCAATTCGGAGCCAAAACAGGTTTGGCGGACCGGCCAACAGTAAACACGGAGCAGGCGCGTGCAGAACTTACCCAACTCCTATCAGTTGCTAAGCGAGCGCTTGCTCAGCGAGCACGACTTGAGTCAGTTGCAAGAACTAGTCGAAGTGTGGGACGTACTGACATCCCCGCAGCAGATTCAGCAGGCACTGACGTGGAAAAACCGGCTCTATTGGGACAACCACACGACAATAGCGACTTGGTTTCCGACGCCGGCAGTGAGAGCGGCGTATCCGAAGCAGATGCTGCACTTCCAACTCGGCGCAAAGTATGACGAGCGCGGCCTGTTCGGGGGGAATCGCAGCGGCAAGACACATTGCGGCACATTCGAGGACACGCTCCATTTGACCGGCCTCTATCCGGACTGGTGGGAGGGCCGGCGCTTCGATCGCGCGATTGGCGCCTGGGTGGCGACCGATACCGCAAAAAACGTCCGCGACATCCTACAGGAGAAGTTCTGCGGGGAGCCGGGCGTGCCACAGCTGTTTGGTACCGGCATGATTCCGATCGATTACTTTGCCAGCGAGCCCACGTCGAAGCACGGGATCGCGAACGCATTCGAGGCGGCATACGTCCACCATTTTACGAACGGGATCTATGACGGCGTCTCGACACTGATGTTCAAGTCCTACGATCAAGGACGTCAGGCGTTCCAGGGCACCCAACAGGATCTCATCCACCCGGACGAAGAACCGAAGATCGAGATCTACACCGAGATGTCGTTACGGCTTATGAGCACGTCCCCCGGTGAGCAGAACGGGGCCTTAGTTTTGACCGAGACCCCGCTCTTAGGGATCAGTGAATTAATGATCGCGTTCATGCCAGAGCTGAACCCGCTGCCGGATGCGCGCCCTGTTCGCGAGTACGACCACGATCAACCGGACTACGACATGGTGGTCAGTGAGTGAGATTAACGAGAGTCGCGTCGCAACCTTTTTAGATATGGATGATGTGCCTCATCTAACAGCCGCGGAAAAAGCCAAAATTTTAAAAGGCGTTGCACCCTTCGAGTTGCAGGCGCGCAAGTCCGGTATCCCTGGTCACGGCGTCGGCGCGATCTATCCGATCGCCGAGAGCGTCATGACGATGCCGGCATTCGATATTCCGAAGCACTGGCCGCGCAGCTACGGGATGGACCCGGGCTGGAACTGCACCGCGGTGATATGGTTCGCGTGGGACACAGACCACGGATACGTGGACCGGGACGGCGCGAGGCGCTATCCGGCGTACGGGTACGATGAGTACTACATGGGTCAAGAGCACCCGGCCATCCATGTCGCCGGGATCAACCGACGCGGCCCATGGATCCCCGGCGTCATCGACCCCGCTGCCGAGAAGGCGCGCGGCCTCGATGGCGAACTGCTGCTTGAGACCTACCGCGGGCTGGGACTGAACGTCCACAAGGCCGACAACTCGGTTGTGTCGGGCCTGATTCAGACCTGGGATATGCTTTCGACTCAGAAGCTGCGCGTCTTCGACACGCTGCTGAACTGGCGCAAAGAGATCCGCCTATACAAGCGCGACGAGAAGGGCGTCATCATCAAGCGCAACGACCACTTGATGGACGCGATGCGCTATAACGTTATGAGCGGTTTCGCCGTGGCGCGGCCGCCGCCGGCCAGCGAGGGCGGTCTGCCATGGTTTACCTGGAGTCCTGAATTAGCTTCTCCTGGTGGGGTATGGAGCGGGTAGCGATGTCGCCCGCGGCGATCGATTATGAATTCAAGTACCGCGGACAGCTGCTGTTCGTGGACACAGACGGCCAGCTGATGGTGTGGGGGCGCGCGTCCAAGCGGGTCGACCTGACTCCGTTATTGACCGGGAGAGATGAAGAAGTGAAGAGGTTCCTGATTGCGAGGGCGTTACGCGGTTGAGTTTAAGCACAGTCCGGAATGGCGGCGGCAGAACCGAGAGTCTGTGAGTCGTTATCAAAAGAAGCATCCGGAGAGGGTTCTTGTACGGCATCGTCTTCAGCGCGGTTTACCCGCCCCAACGCGCATTTGTCCCGCTCTATGCGAATGCTGCGGAAGGCCACCGAACGGCCGAGGTGTTATGCATTTGGACCACTGTAGCTTGACTGGATTTTTCAGAGGCTGGCTCTGCGCCAGTTGCAATTTAGGCATAGGAAGTTTGGGTGATACATTGGGCGGCATTCAAAGAGCCGCCGCATACTTACAGAGGAGTGAGGGAATTTGAGCACGCAACTGAAGTTGACGGACAGCGAAGGTTTACGTCTTCGGCAACAGAGCGCGACAGACGTGGAACACGTTAAAACGGTTCAGAACGACGATGGCACCGCCGTCGTGCAGGTAGTCAAGAGCAAGGACTGGAAGTTCGACAAGTTGACCGACTACGAGGGCCGACCAGTAGATTTCATGGATCAGGATCGCGATGTGCGGTTGGTCGATGGCGCCGGCAAGAAAATGAAACTCGGGACATATTCACCGCATATCACCGCGGGTACACGCAATCTCGTGGTCGAGCGCAAAGGTAAGGTCAAGAGCCTGGACTTCCTGAATCGCGCCATCCGTAACCAGCTCCGGATCAAATATCAGGAACTGAAGGACACAGGCCGCAAGACGAAGGATGGCAAGCCGATTCATCAGTGGGAAGACGCGCCCGGTCAACCTGTTTACGTTGCGCCTAATACTTGGGGCGGCGCGTTTGTCGGCGACAACCAGCGCGCCATAATTGAGGAGTTACCAACATGATCCATGACGATTACGAAGGCTTCTAAGCCGTGAGCGGAAATTCAGGCGAGAACTGGGATTTAGTATCAAGTGTGCCCGGCCAGACCGGGCCGCTGCCTGATCATCCTGGGTTCGACATCGAGGACGAGGGCGCGCTCATGTCGCGCATCCGTAACTTCTATGACGAGGGTGTTGGAGCGTGGGAAGAAAACCGCCGCATGCACTCGGAAGATCTGAATTTCATCTACAACTCTGAGGCGATGGGCCAGTGGGATCCGGTCGTCCTTCAGAACCGCCGCGGCAAGCCCTGCTACACATTCAACCGGTGTCTGCAGCCGGTTAACATCGTCGTGGCCGACATGCGACAGACGCGCCCCGCAGGCAAGGTGCGCCCGGCCAGCAAAGGCGCGAGCGTGCCAGTTGCCGAAGTCTTCGGCGGCCTGTGCCGCTCGATCGAGCAGTGCTCGCGCGCCGATCAGATATACAAAGAACAGTTCAAGTTCTCCGTCGCGGGCGGCTTCGGCGCGTGGCGTATCATGCCGACGTACATGCAAGACGACGGGGATGGCGCCTTCGATCAGGTGCTGCGCCTCATCAACATCGCGAACCCGCAGACCGTGATCTGGGATCCGCAGTGCGCGGACGCCTGCGCAGGGGACGCGAACCGCTGTGTCGTGACCGAGCGCATCGCGGAAGAAGTCTACCACGCGCTCTACAAGGACGGCAACGGCCAGAGTTTCGCTATCTCGCGCGACAGTTACGGTTGGTTCACCGATCAGGAAGTCCGGATCGCGGAGTACTTCGAGCGCGTGCCGCGCGAGAAACAGATTGCGAAGATGACGGATGGCACCGTCCAAGACTACGACGCGGATCTGCGTGCGCAGGAAGCGCACTTTGACGAGCACCGGATCACGTACGAGCAGCACGGCACCACGCGCATTGCCAAAGACAAGCAAGGCAACAAGATGGTGCGGCGCACCGTCGTCTGGCAAGTGATGTGGGTGAAGGTCGACGGATCGAATGTCCTCGAAGGCCCGTACTACTACGACTGGAAGCGCATCCCCGTGGTCCGCTGCCCCGGCCGGTACATCAACATCGAGGGCCGCAAGAAGTTTCAGTCGCTGATTCGTCACGCCAAGGACGCGCAGCGCAGCTACAATTCCCGGGCCTCGGACATGATCGAGCGTAGCGCGCTCATTCCGAAGGCGCCATACCTCGTCACCGAGGCAATGATCAAGGGCTACGAGAACGACTGGAACCAAGCGAACGTCCAGTCGCGGCCGTACCTGCCGTACAACGTGGACGCTAAGGCGCCGGAAGGCGGGATGCCGTTCCGCACCCCGCCGCTCGATCTGCCGCAGGGCGCCATGGCGCTCGCGCAGATGTCGATTCAGGACATCCAGGCCACCATCGGTTACTTCGACCCGGCGCTCGGCAACGCCGAAGACATGAACCGCGTCTCAGGCAAGGCGCTCGTGCAGCACACGAAGCGTTCGGACCTGGGCAGCTACGAATTCACGGACGGATTCCAGTCAGCTCTGCAGCTGACCTGGGAGATGTTCGTTGACATGATCCCGACCGTCATGGACTCCGAGCGCGTCGAGCGCATCATCGGGCACGATGGCGTGGAGGCCATGGTCACGGTGAACGGCGCCCAGGAAGGCACCGACGACCTGATCAACGACCTGAGCAAGGGTGAGTACGATGTCACGGTCACCATTGGCCCGAACTTCGAGACGGCCCGCCAGCAGGCACTCGATACGCTGATCTCGTTCAGTGAGGCGCTGCCGCAGACCGCACCGATGATCGCGGACCTGCTCGCGAAGAACATTGACACGCCGGACGCGCAAGAGATGTCGCGCCGGCTGCGGATTCCGCTGATACAACAAGGACTCATCCAGCCGACCGAGGCGGAAAAGAAAGCCGGAGTTGGTCAGCAGAAGACGCCGCAGCAACAGGCCCAGGAGGCGCAGCAGGCGTTGTTGACAGCTAAGGTTCAGAAGACGGGCGCTGAGGCCACGCTCGCGCAATCGAAGGTTCAGATGATACCGGTGGAGCAGCACAAGCTGCACGTCGAGACCGCCGGCAAGCATCTCGGCAACATCAAGATCGCGCACGACATCGGCGCGGACGCACAGGCCGCGGCCACCGCTCAGCAGGCGGAGGAGCAGGAGATGCAACAGGATGCGCAAGCGCACGCGCAGGGCCAGCAGCAGGACGCGCAGGCGCACGCGCAAGACCAGCAGCAGGGCCAGCAGCAGCACGTTGCCGATCTGACTCATGAGCACCAAGCGCACGTCGCGGGTCTGTTGAAGGAGCGCTCGCAGCACGAGGCCGACATCGCGCACGCGCATGCATCGCATCAGGCCGAGATGGCGCATATGCACGAGAAACATCAGCTGACCCTGAAGCATCAGGGAGAGCTGAACGAGCAGAAGGTCGCCGCCGCCAAGGCGCTGGCCGCTGCCAAACCCAAGAAGGCAAAGGCCGCTTGATTCCCAGTCTGGTGAGACTCGCCTCGCGGCAGCGCATCGCCGTGTAATTGGAGATTGACATGGCTTTCACACGTGATGAACTTTCGGCCTATGAAAAAAAGCCGCAGACAAAAATTTCAGACAAGGCTAACCCCTTCGCTGGAGCTACTCCCGCTCGGGCCGCCGACGCATCTGCTGTCGCAGCCGTTAAAGCAGGACAAAATTTAGATGCCACGCCTGGGGGCACCCCGGCTGCAGCCGCAGCCGTAGTCCAGGACTCACTTGTTGATGACGCCCCGGTCATCGATGAGGGTGAACTCGGCGACCCGACCGATTCGGGTGAGGGGACTTCGGACGAACAATCGGAGGAATCGTCCGCCTCCGCCGTTGATCCCGGCAATGAACCGGAACCTAACGCGGACCTGACAGGCGAGCAGCAGACTGAAGAGGAAGCTGCCGTGCGTCAGGCACCGAAGAAAGGCTCCGCCGCGGAACGCATTGTGGAAGTTCTTGATCTTGCGGATGGCTACAAGGAATACGGCAAACTGAAGGCGGCCGAGGTGACGGACTTACGCGCCGAACTCGAACGCCTGAAGACGCCGTTCAAGGCTAGCCCCGCAGCGGTATCGCTTGGTGACAAACCCATGCCTCGGATGGAGGATGAGGATGTCAACTTCGATGCTGATAAACTGCAGGCTAAAACTGAGAAGTGGATCGATGCGCGAGCTGAAGTCGCCGCCGATCGCGCCCTTGAGCGGCGGACAGGTCAGACCGAGACCCAGAAGTTGAGATCGGAAATCGACGCGAAGATGGACACCTTCGCGAAGACACACGATGACTTCGAGTCAGTGGTAAAAAAGAATAAGGTTCTGCACGCCAATCAGTTGGCCCCACAGGCAGCTGGAATGGTTGGCAGATCTGAATATACCGCTGACCTAGTGTACCGGTTTGGAAAGGATCTTGATTTAGCGGTACGTGCCGCGAAGGCTGATCCGGTCCAACAGATGTTGATCGTCGCCGACATGATCGCCGACATCAAGGCCGAGAAGAAGGCCGCGGGAACGAAAACCCCACAGCCCGGTGCGAAACCGGGCGCAACGAAGTCCATCACCAAAGCGCCCCCGCCCCCGCGGCCGACCCAGGCCGGCGGACGTGCGGCGGTGCGAGACCCCCTCGACCCTAGTGTGTCGATGGATGATTTCGCACGTCAGCACAGGGATCGCACACAAGCCGCGCGCGCGCAGAATCGCAAGCAACGCGGGCTGAATTGAAAAATAACTCGGAAGGGTTTTAATTGGCTAACTCACTTATCACGGCCCAATGGGTTGCTCGTAAGGCGCTGGTACTACTCCACGCCAAGAGCAATTTCACCGGTCGTACAAACCGGGACTACCAGAGCTTGCTCCCAGGACCGATCAACGGCGTCATCCTTGGTCAGCAGCTCTCGATCCGTCTGCCGTTCCAGTACGTTCTGCGTACCGGCCCGCAGATGAACGCCCAGAACAGCGTTCAGCGTTTCGCCACGTTGCTGGTCAACCAGCAGCTCGGCGTCGACATCAACTTCACTTCGGTGGAGCGCGCGATGTTGCTGAACAACTTTGAAGAGCAGGTGCTTGAGCCTGCCATGGCCCGTCTGGCCGCCGGAGTGGAAAACTTCACCACCGGTCAGGTCAACAACGTGCCGAAGTTCACTGGCGCGTACAACACCACAGCGATCTACGACAACCTGCTCCAGAACGAGCAGTACCTGACGGAAGCGCTGGCTCCAGAAGATAACCGGCGGACTTTCACGGCCACCCCGCAGACCTCGCGGTACTTCGTGAAGGACAACAAAGGTCTCTTCCAGCCCGAGAGCACGATCTCTGATCAGTGGCTCGAAGGTGTGATCTCAGACAAGGCCGCTGGCTACGTCTGTTTCCGCAACACGAAGCTCCCGACCCATGTGGTTGGTACCTTCACCACTTCCGCCCCGACCGTGAACGGCGCCGGACAGTCGAACCCTGGCGCGGGCAACGCGTTTGTGTCGACGTTCTCGCTGAACACAACCGGTTGGACGGCAACTGACACCCTGAACGCTGGTGACATCATCAGCATCGCGGGCGTCAACGACGTGGATCCGGAGACCAAGGCTTCCCTGGGTCGTCCGAAGCAGTTCGTTGTGACTACCACGCAGACGATGGCCGGTGGTGCTAACACCATCGCTATCGCCCCGGGTATCATCACGGGCGGCTCCTACCAGAACGTGGACAACGTCCCGGCCACCGGTGCTGTCATCAGCATCTTCGGCCAGTCCGGTGCCGTGGCTCTGGCTGCGCTTAGCGGCGCGCTGCTCAAGCAGTCGCTCGGCTGGTATCGCGATGCGATCGTGTTCGCGAATCCTCCCATGCTCGACCTCAGCCCACTCGTCAAGATGACGGCTGCGGAGGCCTTCGAGGGTTACAACATGCGTTTCGCGCAACAGTGGGATCCGTCTAACGACGTGCTCCCGGCTCGTCTCGACTCGATCGTCGGCGCGGTTCTCAGCTACCCAGAGCTGGCCGTACGGAATATCGAAGTCGCGTCGGCTGCCTAATCTAACATAGGAGAATAAACTATGAGTAATATACAGGGCGGCTACGGGCACGGCGACGTGTTTGGTATCCCGTTCGATTTCTACGCGGGCGCCGTCGGTGTTCCTACCGGCGCTACCTACACGATGCAGACCAACCAGCTGGTGCTTTTCCCCGCTGCGGCGGTTACCGGTGTCACGGTCAACCTTCCACTGAATCCGGTGGACGGCTGTTGCGCTGAGATCAGTAACGTCGGTTTGACCACTTCGACTGTGACGGGCACGATCGCCCCGAATACGGGCGACGCGATCGCGGTCGGTGGCCTCGGCATCGTGACCGTTATCACTCCCGCCGCGTTAACCACGGCCGGCAGTGCGAGCAACACGATCAAGTACAAGTACTCGTTGAACGGCTTCCAGCCGGCCTCGGGTGCCGCGGTGAACCCGCGTACTTGGTTCCGCGTGCAGTAGAGTAAGAAGAACAGCGCGGGCGGCCCTCACCCCGCACCGCGCAACGTGAACGCCGACGGTATAACTTAGGCGTGACTCTTTCGGTCTGAGAGCAGACCGTTCATATTTTTAAAGGAAGCGCGTGACCAGCACCATTCAGGCGATGATAACTGAGGCGTACCAGAAAATCGGAATCGTGTCCGAAGGTCGCGCCCCTACGCCTACGCAGAGTGCGAACGCGCTGACGATCATGAATGATAACCTCCTTACGCAGATGCGTGATGGGTGGGGCGGCATCGGCTGGTTCCCGCAATCACAGGCGAACCTCAACAGCAACGCGCCGCTCAAAGACGAAGACATCGGCGACGTGAAGCTGATGCTAGCTTCGTGGATCGCGGTCCACTACGGCATCGCAATCAAGGGATCCCCGGACCCGAACGACCTCACGGCGCTCGGAAATCAGATCCAGGGCGCGTACCGACGTCTCAATAAACGCTATCTCCGGTACGTGGAATGTGATCTTGGCGAGTTGTCGCGTCCGACTGGTGGCCCTTGGGGAGGTCTCGCGTGGAACTGACACTAGAATCCAATCCGCGTCTGATCCCAGCCGAGGATAATCTGCGCAAAGGCGCTCAATTGTTGGCTGCGTAAGATGCCAGCCGACTCGAAACCCCTACAACTCCCGCTCGCGTCCTACCAGCTGCCCGACCTTCGCGCTAGCGCGAAGCTGCTGATCGGGTGCTATCCGGAACCGATCCAACAGGACGGGAACGCGGGCTCCGCTCTTGGCGGCCAGATTGTTTCGTTTGATGACAAGGACGGTCAGGCCGCGGTACTGCGCGCGTGGCCCGGTATCACCGCGTTCAGTGGCATCGGGCCGGTGCGCGGGTTCTGGGAAATGGCCGGTCAAGAGTACGTGGTCGCGGGCTCGACACTCTACACGCTCAGCGCGGCCGGTGTCGCGGTACCCATACCCGGCAGCGCGGGCACGTTAACCGGAACCGGCATCGTGCGGATGACGGACAATGGCGCCTGCATGGTGATCCTCATCCCGGGCACCGACATCTGTTACACCTACACCCTGACCTCACCGGGCGGCTACGGTGCCGTGGGCACGTACGCGCAGTTGACGAATGCGTTCTTCCTTGGCTTTGGTGGCGCAATTGATTGCTGGTTCGTGGACACCTATATCGTGTTCCTCGCCAACAACAACGGGGGCCATGGCTCGTACACGTTCTTCAACGACGACGGGAGGCAGTTTTCGGGCTACTCACAGATTTCTTTTACGACCGCGGCCTCGGTCACGCGCCAGTTCGGTACCGACCCGTTCTACGGGATGTGTATCGATCATCGCGAGGTGCTGCTGTTCGGGTCGCGGACGACGGAAGGATACGTCGACACCGGCAACCCGATCGGATCCCCTTTTTCCAGCGCGCCCGACACGTACATGCCCTATGGCATGCACCCGAGCTGCGCTTATTCTATCGCGCTGCAGGACAACTCGCCGTTCTGGGTCTGCAACGATCTGACCGTGCGACGACGCCAGGGTCAGACCCCGGTGCGCGTGTCGAACCCGTACATCGAGTACCAGCTCGCGATCGCCGACCAGAACGATCTGCTGCTCGGGTGCTATGCGATGGCGCCGACATGGAACGGGCACCCGTTCTATGTGCTGACGATCCCGCTCATGCAGATGACGTTCGTCTACGACTGTGTGACCCAGCAATGGTTCAATCTGGTGTCGGAGATTGGTGGTCAAGAGATTCAGTGGCAGGCCCTCAGCTACCACAACGCCTTCGGGCTGCAACTGATCGGCAGCGCGGGCACGGGCGGGGTCGGGTACCTTGATTCGACCACGCAGATGGAATTTGGTGTGACCCCGGTCGTGCGTGCGTTCACGATGCAGCCGATCTACAGCATGAACGACCGCATCATCACGCGCCGCATCGAACTGGTGATGACGGCCGGCGGCGGCCCGACGCCCGATGTCGCGCCGAAGGTTGATCTGCTGCTCTCTGATAACTGGGGTCAGAGCTACTACGCCGCCGGAGACCAGAGCCAGACGCTGGGTGTACCCGGCGATACGGACAACCGCGCGGTCTGGTGGAACCTTGGTCAGCACCGCAGCCTCGTGCCGCAGTTCAGGATCACCGACGCGACCCCGACTTTCACTGTGGATGTGCACGCGGTCATCGAACCCGGGACATATTGATGTCCGCGATCGTCCTGATTTCCAAGCCGGGTATCACGCAGGCGAGCGTGTTGAATGTTCCGGACAAATGGGATCCGGTGTGGTTTCGGAGTCTCGTTAACAATTTGCTGAAGGGTGCGGACGTTCGCAACGCGATCGCGGGCCCTGGTATCACGATCACCGGCAACATCTCGACCCCGTACGCGACGATCTCGGCGACCGGTGGCGGCGGTGGCGTCAGTTCGGTCACCGCCTCCGGCGTGGGCATCACGGCAACACCCACAACCGGCGCCGTCGTCATAGCGAACACGGGTGTCACCTCCATTGTCGCCGGCACCGGGATCACGATCTCCGGCGCCACGGGCGCGGTGACGATCAACGCGACCGGTGGCGGCTCGGGAACTGTTACGAGCGTTTCGGTTGTGTCCGCCAATGGGCTCGCTGGCACGGTGGCGACCGCGACCACCACGCCCGCGATCACGCTGTCGACTACGGTAACGGGGATCTTGTACGGAAATGGAACCTCGATCGCGGCCGCGACCGCCGGCGAGTTTCCGACACTGAACCAGAGCACGACCGGTAACGCTGCGACCGCGACAACAGCGGGCAATGTGACCGGTGTGGTGGCAATCCTCAACGGTGGCACCGGCCAGACCACCGCTGCCGCGGCCTTCGCGGCGCTCTCGCCGCTGACGACCGCTGGTGACATCATAATTGAGAACGCGACGCCAGCCCCGGCGCGGCTCGCGATCGGCAGCACGGGACAAGTGCTCACCGTGGTCTCGGGTCTGCCGAGCTGGCAGACTCCGGCATCGCCCGGCACCGGTACGGTCACAAGCGTGTCCGTTGTGTCCGCGAACGGTTTTGCGGGCGCGGTGGCGACCGCGACGACGACGCCGGCTATTACGATCTCCACGTCGGTGACGGGGATCCTATACGGTAACGGCACGTCCGTCGCGACGGCGATCGCAGCTAATTTCCCGACGCTGAACCAGAGCACCACCGGTAACGCGGCCAATGTCACCGGAACGGTTGCGATAGCCAACGGTGGAACCGGCCAGATCACGGCCGCGCTCGCGTTCGCGGCGCTCTCGCCGATGACGACCGCTGGTGATATTATCTACGAGAACGGGACGCCCGCTCCCGCGCGCCTGGCTATTGGCTCTACGAATCAGGTTCTGACGGTTATAGGCGGGCTGCCGAGCTGGCAAACCCCGTCAGCCGGTGGTGTGACCTCGGTCACCGGCACAGCGTTAGAGATAACTGCCTCCCCGACTACCGGCGCGGTGGTGCTCTCGCTACCGTCTGCGGTCACGCTGCCAGGGTCGCTGATCGTAACGACCACGACGAGCCTGATCGGCAACGTCAGCCTAGGCTCTGCGACGGCCGGAACATCGATCACGCAGACCGCGGCCACGGCGACCGGGACGACGCTCGCTATAGCGGGCAGCAACGCCGGTACCGCGACGGACGCGGGTGGTGTGATCACGATCACCGGTGGCACCGGAAACACATCCGGCGCAGGCGGTGCGGTCTCGCTTGTCGGTGGTGCGGGGGGCTCAACCGGCGCCGGCGGCCTAGCGTCGGTGCTCGGCGGTGCGACGACGGCCGGTACGGGCGGCGGGGTCGCGATCACGGCGGCGAACGCTGTTGCATCAGCCACAGCGGGCGGCACGGTCACGATCACGGCCGGCAACGGCGCTACGTCTGGTGCGGGCGGTCAGGTAATCATCTCCGGGGGAACTTCGCCCACCGGTACGCGTGGCGCTATTAAAATTATGTCCGGCGGGGTATCCACATTCGTTGTCACCGGTAACGTAACCGGGATCACGGTGGAGGGATACGGCCCGACAGCTGGCGGGCTGGTGGACATGACGCCAGACAGCGGATCCTTTACGTTCACAGCCACGGGCATGTCGACGTCGCCCACCGGCACGGGCTTCTGGGTTCGCCTTGGTAACATGGTTCTGCTTTTGCTTCCCGCGATCACGGGCACCAGCAACGCCAATACGTTTACGTACACAGGACTGCCGGCAGAGATTCAAGCGGCACGGCCAATTACCTGCCCGTTGGTCGAGGACTATGTTGAGAACGGCGGCGCCGTAGTCAACACCGCGGCTGCGGTACTCACGTCGGGATCCGGCACCGTTCGCTTTGATCTGGGCGGATCAAGCACCGGATGGGGAAGCACACTCGCCAAGGGACTGGAGACAGCCATGATGATCGCATACCTGCTCACCTGAACGCGCATGAAACTGAATTGGTCACTGTCGACTGCTCCCGCTCTCACACCCGAGTACTGGTTGCTCTTCGTGGACGGCAATGCGTTGTGCGCGCTCATCAATCAGGCGCCGTACGTCGGCCCCGGCGCGTATTCGGTAGACCTGACGAAGCTTGATTCCAACGTAATTCTTCCAACCGACGGATTGCCTCATGCGTACAGCGTGGCGCTTGTTGGCGGCGGATCGATAGGCCCCCAGTCTCCTACGGCTTCCGTAACACTTTCTCCGGTGGCGACCCTTCCGTCGCCGCCGGCAGTTCCCCTGCCCGGACCCGTGTGGCCCGCAGCGGGCGCATTAACAGTTCAAACAGAGGTGAGTTTATGACGGATAAAGAAATGATTCAAGATAAGTACGAAATTTCCCCACGCATCGCGCACAACATCATCAACCTCCTGCAGCGTGTGAAGTGCGAAGGAGCGGAGTGCTTGGCGTGGGCGGAGGCGCACGCGTTCTTAACGCCATACGCCGCACAGATGCCTCAACCGACGCAGGGTGTACCGTTTGAATCCGGAGCGAAGCCAGCGTGACATTGAAAGGGACGATGGAGTCGGTGTTCGCAGCGGCCGCTGTCGTGCTCTCAGCGGGCGGTGGCATCGGCACGTCACTCTATAACTCCGGCAAGACGAACGCGCAGGTCGTGATCATACAGCAGCACCAGACAGATCAAAACACGAGGATCGACGCGAACGCCAAGATCGTGACCACGCAGCAGCTGCTCGATGCTGCCGTGGCCCAGAAACTGGACGACATGGGCAAGCAGCTAGATCGCATCGAGAAGAAGTTGTGACCAAGGATTACTCGTTCCTCGACCCGCGGATCGATGTTCGCCTCGCGCGCGACATCGACGCGGCCGAAGACGATGTGCTGACCGCGTATCAGGACTCGCTCGGCAACTGGACGATCGGTCGCGGGCATCTGATGCCACGTCCCGGCACCCCGAAAGGCTGGGCCGGGTTCACGATCATCCAATCGACCAGCGACCGGTACTTCAACGGGGATCTACTCGCCGCGATCGCGCTCGCGCAGAAATGGCCCGAGTACCTGTCGTGTGACACCGAGTGCCGGCGCAACGCCTTGGAGGAGATCGCGTTCAACATGGGTAACAAGTGGGCCAGCTTCGTTCACGCGCGCGCCGCCATCTCCGCGCAGGACTGGCAGACGGTGCACGACCAACTGCTGGACAGTCTATGGGCTACCCAGGTGCACGGGCGCGCAACGCGCATCGCAACTTACTTTCTTACCGGACAATACCCCACATGAGTGATGACCTAGGATATATTCGAGAGGCGCTGGGCCGCATCGAGCAGAAAATCGACGGGAGCGTCACCCTGCTGGCGCAGCACACGGGGGACGACAAAGTCATCGCGAAGGCGCTCTTCGACCGTATCGAGGTGCTCCAGCTTGGCGCCGCCAAGCAGAAGGGTGCGCTGAGGGTGTGGGGTATCGTCGGTAGTACCGTGGGCGCGGGCATCGGCTATCTCATCGAGCGCGTGACCCTCGGCCGTCACTCATGAGCGATCCCGGTGAGAAGAAGGGTTGGTTCACGACCCGCAAAGTTCTGACGTACACCAGCATCGCGCTCGCGACGGCAATGGTCTACACCGGCAAGATGTCGGATGGCGTCTGGGTCTACGCGATGGCGGTTTTCATCGCTGGACACCACGCTGCTGACCTGATCAAAACATGGAAGGGAAACTGATGGTTTCTGATAACAACGGCAACCTGCGCGAGCTGGTGCTCGCGTGGCGCGAGACCGACCGGCTCGCGCTGAACCTCTCGACAGAGGCCAATAAGATCCAGATGGCGGCGCTCAACGACAAGTACAGCTCCATCGCCAAGCTGGTCTACATTGGCCTCGGGATCGTGCTGACGCTCAACGTGGTGGCGGGCCTCATCGCCCTCCTGATGACGCGCAAATGATGGCACTACTCGGAGGACTCGGCATCAAGGACATCTTCTACGGCGTGCTCGTCACGATTGCGCTGACGTGGGGCGGTTGGACGTATCACAAATACGAGGCCGCGGTGACCTACGCCGCGAACGCGAAGGCCGCGACTGTGCAGGTAGAGGCCAACGTCAAGAAGGCCATAGACGATCTCAATACAACTCACGCCGCTGCTGTGGCGGCTATTCAGGTGGTTCAAGATGCTCAACTCAAAACTGCTGCCGCTCAGTCTGCTGATCTTGCTCAGCGGCTGCGCAACTACCAAACCAATCGTGGTACCTGCCCAGTGCTGGGTAGTACCGCCCCCGCCCCCACGGCAGGAACTGCAGGTGCCAGCAGCGTTGACGAAGCTGTCGCAGGCGTTATCGTCGCAGCCGCCCACGACAACGCCGTAATCACGGCTGAACGCGCCGAGCGCGATTCTTTAAACGGAAAATAAATATGGGTATCAGCGGCATCAGCGCTCCTAGTAGCTACGCAAACGTAGCTTTGCAGCCCGGAGGCTCTGGAACAGCTTCTGCGCCGGGCACGTTAGGTTCGCTCCTGACGAGCGCGGCCGGAGTCTACGGCAGCCAGAATGCGTCCGAGCAGCAGACGCAGGCGATCAACGCCGGCATCACGACCCAGCAGAGCACGATGGGGAACATCAATTCCCTGTACACGCCCCAGACTACGCTCGGCAACAGCGCCATGGGCGCGCTCGGCAGCGCGGAGGGACTGAACGGAGCCGCGCCGGATTACTCCGGGTTCATGAACATGCCCGGGTACCAGTTCGCTCAGACGATGGGCGTGCAGGCGGGCGAGCGTCAGGCCGCTGCGATGGGTAACGCAGGTAACTCCGGCACGTCCGCG